CTTTTTTTGTAAACTATTTGTACTTTCTTTAATAATTGTTAAAACTTTGTCTACATGTCCTGTGAGGCCATGAACAGGTTACAAGACCTGACAGCCTTGAACAGGTTACAAGACCTGTGAGGCCATGAACAGGTTACAAAAAAAATACCCCCATAATTTCTTATGGAGGCATAATCAATGAGTCATCACTTCATTAATCAAAAACGTTGCGTTACAGGGGTGAGATTCGAACTCACATTGTCTCAAAGACACAGATTCAAAGTCTGCTACATTACCAGTTATGTTACCCTGCAATGTAACCTGTGAAGTTCACAGGTTCAAAGGATTTTGAGAGAATCCATAATAAATAAAAAAAAAATAAACTAAACACCAGCGTTAACTGGATAAATCAAATAAGTATCAAAACCATTCATCTATAAATATATGTGAATTATAAAAAAAAAGAGACAATTCATATCTATTCCTCAAGGTTTATTGATATTGTTTTTTTGTTGAATTGAAAACTCCCCCCATTTTCAATTATCTTCTTCACTCCACCTCTATATGAGAAACTTCTTTTAACATTCATATGAGTGATGTTCAAATATCGTGCTAATTCTTTTTGAGTTTTAAAAGTAACATTATCACATACATACACAATTGTCTTATTATTATATTTCATTTGATTTTATATTGTATCTTTTGAGAGAGTGAAAGATTGCATTGAATTGTTATATTAATATAACAATGTGTATAAACTGTAAGTTCAGTTTAAATACAAATATTTATATAGAAAAGATTATGAGTATTTTTTTCAAGAATTGCGGAGAAACCAAGAATTTAAGTGGCGATGCTGTCACAAATTACACTTTAATACAAAGATTACAATGTCAAATTGATGAATTGGCAGTAAATGACTTCTACAAAGTAGTAGAATCAAAAGAAGATTTACCAACTCCTTTGAATGGGGTTATTACATTTGAAGATTATGTAACTTATTATGTTGTCACAGATGTAGATTTGGAAGGTGATAGAATAGTTTGCGGTTTAAACAATGTTATTTTAGGGTTCAGTTCAGAAAACTGTAGTTTAACTTCTACTGGTTTGAATGCTCCTTTAATTACTTCTACTAATACAATAGTTATTAGACATATAACTTTTAGAGATGTAGACACTGTATTTGACATTCATGATGTAAACCAAACAACTGCTTTAGATTGGACAGGTGTGAACACTTTAAATGTGTCAAACATTGGAACTTTCAATAACTTCAGTAACTTCATTTTGAATAAATGTGCATTTTTAAATTCACAAGGTATAGTAATAGATGGTGCTTTTGGGTCATTTGTTATGGTAGACTGTATATTAACTTCAACAGGGCAAGCAGGTAGCTTAGTTAGAGTTGAACCGACAGCAACAGTTCAAAGAAGAATTAGAATTGAAGATTCCGCTGTTATACTTTTAGGACAAACAGATGGTTTTAATGTTTCAACTGGTTCAACTATATCTTCAGAAACTTATATATTAGACACTGTGAACTTTAACAATCTTGGTAGTGGAGATACACTTGTAGGTTTAGATTATTCTTCTGATAAAGCTTTATTCCAAAATTGTGCAGGAATCATCAACAGTTCTAAGTTCGGACAATATTCTGAGACAGATAACCCTTTGGAGACTGTCATCAACTCTAATAATGTACCTGTGAAAATTAACACAAATTCTGTAGCATCCCCATTAAACCAAAAGTTTGAAGTTAATGGCAATAGATTAACATATACAAGTGGTAAACAAGGGTTTTTCGAAGTTAAATGTACGCTTTCTGCAACATCTGAAAATAATAATAGATTGTTTTCATTTTATATAGCCAAAAATGGAGTAGTTATACCTTCATCTAAAACAGAAGTAACTACAGCATCTAACAATAGAACTGAATCAGTTTCAATTTTTACACCTGTACTAATGAGTGAGAATGATTATGTGGAAATATGGGTTGAAAATAATACAGATGCAAGTAATATTACAATTACTACAATCAATACTATGATTACAAAAATCTCTTTATAAAAATGTTAAAATTTTGTTAACGTTACTGTTAAGTTATTGATTTTGAAGATGTTATGAGTTAAAAAATGTAGACACTTTTTTTGTAAACTATTTGTACTTTCTTTAATATCTGTTAAAACTTTGTCTACAAAACTTGTGAGGTCTTGTAGAGGTTACATTTTTCTAAAAAAACAAAATATATTTATATTTAAAACGATGATATTACCAAAAAACAGTTGGAATTACAACAATAATAAAATAGAAAAAGCTGAAGCAATAACTTCTTTGTCAGCTTTCCCATCAAACATAACATTTTCAGAAAATGTTCGAACATTCACTTTCACACCCAAATTAACTAATGCAGGTGTGAAAGCCTATAGTGTTATCCAGCCTTTTGCATACGTTCCTGTGGGAACTGAAATCAGAATACAAGGGCAAGTAGCAAATATTACGCTTACAGCAAGTTCAACGCCTACTGGTAATCAATTTTGGACAGAAGCAACACCTGTAGCACCTACAGCACAATATTTAGAAAGAGTTGCTGAAAGTATAGCTTCAACAATTAATCAAAACTTGTCTTTCAACAACAATTATATTGTAACATTATTAAATTCACAATTAGCTGTAACATCGAAACAATATGGAAGTCTGTACAATGTGACTTCGTCAACAACTAATACAAGTGTAATATTTAGAACAGATGTTTTGGGAACTGCTTTTTATGAGTCTGAAAATTATATTGATTATAGTGCATTTGCAGATTTATACATAGGTGAAACTGAATATGAAGACAATGCAGACAAATATTTATTCCATTTCATAGATTCCTATAGGATTGATTCAAATACAAGTGAAGCAAATGTGAATCCTTTGATTGTAGGAGATTATTGTGAGCCTATCTTACCATACAGAAACTTAGTTCAGGCTAATAAAGTTTACATGATGGATGCTGGTAGATTTGTTGATGGTTCTCTATATCCACAGTTAGATTCATTTGGTAATCAGAAACGCCTTCTAAAGCCTTATTTTTTCTTGTATGGTGATTCCTATAGGTATATAGTAAATGGTGCTCAAAAGAAGCGTACAATGGGTCAAACGCCTATTAGATGGGTTCAGTTGGGAGCGTTAAACGAATTAAATCCATATGACATTACAATATATACATGGATGCCAAACAATGTTAAAACATTTAGTTGGCTAACAACACAACCTGTTAAAGAAATAACTTATGATTCACATGAGTATTTACAATGTATTGTTAAGAAAGTAACATCTAATGGGAATTTTTACTTATCAGCAAACGTGAACTTCTACGATGGGACATTTACAACTGTAAACAAACCATTAGAAAATTATAATGGAGTTTGGGGGAATGTGAGTTTTGATGTTTCACCTACTTTTTGGGGGATTAAAAATATAGAGACACTGAATAACAAGTTGGTTAAAGATTATACTGTAAGATTATATTGGGATGCCAATGGAACACTTGCTACATCAAATGCTAAAACTTATAAAATGGATAGACTTTGTTATGAAGAAAATCATAATATAATTTATTTGAATCAGTTTGGAGCATGGGATTCATTAGAATTCAACGGGCAACTTCAAGAGGATAAATCAAGAGAAATAACTACTCTTGAAAGAAACATTCCATTCAATGCAAATACAGTTGATTCTATAAATTCAGAAGTAAAACTAAATGTAGATACCAAGGTAAATAGTGAATTTTCACTTGAGACAGGTCTTGTTTCACAAGAAATGATAGAATATTCAAAAGTATTATCTAAAAGTTCTTCTGTGTTTATATGGGATAAAGAATTACAAAGTTATAGAAGTATAATCATAACAAGCATACAAAATGTATATAATACAGTGTTACGTGGTGATTCTATAGGTATCACTTTCACTTATAGTGTGGATAATAACACGATAAAAAGATAAAATTGTTTTTCCCCTTTATATATTGTGAAGGTTTTTTTTGTCTTGATGGCATCTCTTTGTTGAGATGTCATTTTTTTTCATATTTATATTTAAAAAACAATGGTCGAATTAATTTTAACAAATGAAAATAATAAACGTACATCTGTAGATGTATTAGATTCTCCTTTTAGGTTGAATAGAAATAGTTATACAGTTCAAAGTGACAGATTGAAAATACTTGGTGGGGTCTTTTCAACTGCTATTAAATTAGCAAGAACAAAAAAGAATAATCAATTTTTCTTAAGAAATGATTGGAAGTCTAATGAAAAGTTCTATAAATCAAAAGATTATCCTGCAATCTTAAGTGATAATGGGTTACAAATAGCAAAAGGGGTGGTTAGAATCAATTCTATAACAAATCAAGCGTATGAAGTAACCTTTTTTGACCAAAACATCTCATGGTTGGATGATTTATCAAAATTTTCTCTTAAAGAAATTGGATATGTTAATGGAAATCCTACTTGGTTGCAAGATTTCAATGGAGCAATAGATTTTGACAATCTGAATGTTTTAACTAATAGAGAAACTGATATAATTTGTCCTACAATTGTATACAATAACACACCTTTGACTGACTTTATGCGTGATGAAAACGGTTTCATCTACACTGATGATGTTATTTGGGGTCTATTTGAAGAACCTTTAGCTAATCCACCTGTAAGATTAACACAAGCATTTAATCAACCAAATGACTTTGTAACAGAACGTGGGTATTTCGGAATCAGATATGGATTAACATTTGAAGATTTCCCACCTGCTGTATATTATAGAAATGTCATAGAGAAAATATTTGAACACATAGGTTTAAGCGTAGATTGCTCTATCTTCTATACTGACTGGTTCAATAGATTATACATGCCGTATGTTGGTTCAGGTTATTTGTACAATTGGAAAAACCTTGCTACTGTTCATGTACCAACATTAGCTGTGAGTGCTACAAATGAAGAAAATTTTGATGGATTTGCAATACAAAGAGAAGATGATGATATTAATATCAATTATGCAGAATTACCACCTTTAGGTGGTGGTGCAGGTACACCTCTTTGGATTGACGATTATATTTTTAAATTCGTTAAACAAAATGTTATAAAGCATGATGATTATAATGACCCAACGACAATAGATAAAATTGTTGCATATAATAAATTCAATCAAATTGACAAAAACTATGTTTGTCCTGCTGATGGTACTTATAAAATCAGTATTAATACAGATTTTTCATTTGAAAATCCTGATGCAATTGACATATACGATGGTAACGCTATATGGTTAGGACAAAGTTTGTTTAACAATTTTGGTAGTTGGGATGTCAACTCTAATAATCCAGCAGCAATTGATAACCATTATGCGTGGGATGATAACGTGTTGATTATCCAAAGATACTCAGCAAGTGATGATGAAGTATATGGGAACACTGTTGAAGATTTGTACAGATGGATGAATGGTGAAAACAAAAATTTTATTGATAATCCTAACGATGTTATAGCTTATTTTTCACCAAAAAGAAAATGGATAAATGATAATGTTACACCTTTGGCTGAAAAAGAATACAAAGGGTCTCCTTTGACTAATAATGAATCAGAAGTAATAGTTAATTCATCAACACACGTTATTACATCTACATTTAACCCAATCTCAAGTGAATCAAGTGTTAATCTTGAGGTTACATTAGACATGAAAAAAAATGAAAAAATTAGAATATATTGGACACGTTTAAGCAACATAAATGGTCAGGTTACATTAAACTTTACATTGCCTAAACCTTATTCAGATGCATATGATTTCGCTACAAATGAAGTAAATATGAATATCAGTGGGAACACAGAATGGGATATTGAGTATCTTTGTGGAGAATATGACCTTGATATTGCAAAAAATCTTCCTAATATAAATGCGAAGAATTTTATTGCATCTTTTATCAAACAATTTAATCTATGGTTTAAAATTGAAGATAAGAACATTACATTCCTACCATTGAATGAGTTTTTAACCAAAGAAGCATATGATATTACTGACAGAGTTATAGCTAACGATTGGGAGACTACACCTGTTCCAGTACCTAAAAATTGGTATGTTGGTTATTCTTTGGATGAAAATGATAATGAATTGTTTGAAGAAACTATAGGATGTATAAATAATGGAAGACAAGAAACTGATTATGCTAATGTTACTATCGAAAATAATGATAATATTTATGCACAAGGTATTTCTAACGATTATAATGAGTTTAGTCCTACTAAATTCATTGATTCCACTTTAGAGGCAACTGATTATAGTATACCTCCAGTAGCAATACCTATATCAACTGACCCTGTTACGGGTATAACTATTAAAAAAGGTTTTGTAACATTAGGTAGCCTTTTAATTTCAGGTGGCGATATAGTAGAAAGAGCTTACACTATGCCAAGTATACAAAGTACTAATTCAGTTGGTCAAAGAACTGTTGGAGATTTAACATATGATTATAATTATACTCCAAGGTTATTATACCATTTGGGATTAGCTTTTGACCCTAACGTGTCAACCTTTTCCTATGGTTTTGTAGATAGTGCAAGAGGAGAGTTCGACTTTATAACAAAAAAGAAGCATTGGTATATACCTACATTGTCAGCGTTCGATAAGGAAAATAATAACCCTTACCCTACTCTGAGATATGATACAGATGATGGTTTGTACAATAGATACTTTGTGAATCTTGTGGATTTTTATAATAAGTCTGACATTTTGACACTAAAAGTTTATCTAAGACCTATTGATTGGGTGAAAATGGATGGTTCACAAATAATAAGGTTCAACAATCAAGCATACAGATTAATGTCTATATCAGATTATGACCCTACCAAACCAAATGTTTCAACAGTAAAGCTATTGAAAATTGTATAAGGTGTTCAAGGCTGTCAGGTCTTGTCATCAAACTTTTAATCTATATTAAAGGAAATACAAAAGTTTATAAAAAAAGTGATGACAAATTTAGCTTGTAAACGGTTATTTGTCATCACTTTATAAAAAAATATTAACAAAAAATTAACACTTTTATAAAAAATGGACGATTTAAACATAAATAAAGTATTACAAGAAGTTAAAACTGCGTTCATTGATATAATGAAATCTATCAATCTTGACAATTCAAATTTTGTTAAAAACACGGAATTTATTTATCAAGACGGTGAATTGGTTTTATCAATGCCCAATTATGCAGATTTCATAGATAAGGGTAGGTCAAGTAATACTACACCTCCACCAATAAATGCCATTAGAAAATACATAAGAGACAAAAACATTAGAATCCCTGAAGGTTCAACTGAAACTTCTTTAGCTTATGCTATTTCAAGAAGCATTGGTAAAAAAGGTATTAAAGCAAGACCTTTCCTTGAAAGATTGCAAATAGAAGTTCAAAATATACTTGAGTTGTACATTTTTGAGCAAATTAACCTGTATATGGAAAAAACTTTTACTTAACAAAAAAAAGTGTTAAAATTTTGTTAACGTTACTGTTAAGTTGTTGGTTTTGAATATGTTACGAGTTAAAAATGTAGACACTTTTTTTGCAAACTATTTATACTTCCTTTAATATTTCTTAAAACTTTGTCTACAAAACTTGTGAGGTCTTGTACAGGTTACATTTTTCTAAAAAAACAAAATATATTTATACTAAAACAATATGGCACAATTAAAAAGCACAATAGAAATTGAAGTTGATGGAATCAAAGATTTCTTAGCTACAACCAAGCAAGTAGAAAAAGAATTGTTACAAATTCAATCAATTCTAAAAAAAGAAGGTTTTAAGGGTAACAAAGAAGAATTAGAAGAAGCAGCTAAGGCTTATAGGACTTCTATGCTAAAGGCTATCAACACTATTGATAAAAAAGATGACAAACGTATAGATAAGCTTGAATCACGCACTCGTAGACTGGCAAGGTCTGTTGGTGGAGTTGGTCGTGAGGCACTTGGTACTTTTATTGGTGGTGGACTTGGTGAAACTTTTGGTATAATTCAATCAGGTTTGGCTGATATAATTGAAAAAACAAGAGATGAAAATGAGGAAATAGGCGACCTTGCGGATGCTTTTGATGTTTTTGGGGCTCGTTTACAGGTTCTTGGAGAAGAGTTTTTAACAGAATTTGCAGACCCTATTGAAGATGGTTTAGAATTAGTCACAGAGTTGTTTTTCAACCTATTAGGCGGTGTTCAAGTAATCTCAGATGAATTTATTAATCTTGCAAGTGAATTAACCAATGGTTTTGATGAAAATTCTTTGGTGTATAGAGCATTTACTTTTATAATAGATACTTTGAAAAACATTCCTGCATTAATTGCAGGTTCAGTAGCAGCTTTTATTGAGTTTGGTAGAGCTATTACACGTATTTTCAGAGAAGCAGGTTTAAGAATCCAAAGATTTATAACAAGTGTAAGACTTGACTTTAATAAATTAACTGGTGACGATGGAGAAGTTGCAAAATTAACCAAAAGATTAAAAGAAATTGATAATGGTATCAAAGACAATGAAATTTCTTTAAAATCTGTAGGTGATGCTTTCCGTGATGCTTACGATAGAGCTATCAATCGTTCAAAAGAGTTAAGAGAAGCTAATGATGATACAACTCAAGCAGCTATCAGAAGACAAAAAGCTGAAGAAGCAACATTGAAACGTCTTGAAGCTATTAAAGCATCTATATCTTTAAATGAAAGAACTGCATCAGAAGTTCAAGCAGATATTGACCAAGCAATTGCAGAAGATAGATTGAAAGATGCACAAGATTTAATAAGAGAACTTAAGAATGTTAAAACTCAATATGATAATAATACAGAATCATTAAGACAAGCAAAAGAAACTCAAACACAGTTAAATAGAGAATTAGCTAATGCATCAGCAGCAGTAGCAGAAGTTAAACCTGTGGCTGATGAACTCGAAAGAATTTTCGATATATCATTTGTGGATTCTGAATTATCTGAATTTTTGTCTGAATCATTATTTAGAGATTTACCTGATGATTTACAAGCAGAATTTTCAGATTTATTAACAGGGGATGGGTTTTTCAAAGTTTTTGTTAAAGAATTAGGTATTTCAGAGCAAGATGCGGATGATATTTTTGCAAGAGTTGCAAGCAAAACAAAAAGTTTTAAGGAAAATATTGAAGCTTTAGCAGCAGAAGGTATTACTTCTCCTATTATTAATGAAATATTGGAAAGAGCTACACAAGTTGAAGCACTTGAAAAACAAATTTCAGATAACCAAAAGAAAATTGATAAACAAGGTGTAGAAGTAGCTGAAAAGAACGCAAAATTTGAAGAACAAATATTAGCATCAGAAGAAAAATTACAAAAGAAAAGAGACGAAATTGTAAAAAAGGCTAATAAAGCAACAGTTCAATTGTTTAGAGAAAATCTTGAGTTTGCAAGAAAATTAGGAGATATAGATTTATTCAATTCCCTTATTAAACAAGAAGATATTTTTACTCAAGAAAATGATGAATTTATTGAACAGATAGAAAAAAATGTTGAAAGACTAAACAATGTTGCAGGTTCAACTGTAGGTAAATTATCTACAGAAGTAGGTGATGCAGGATTTCAAATAATTGACCCTAATGCTGCAAAAGGTAATGAAGCACTTATTGAAGAAATCAATCAACAAGTTCAAAAGCTTATTAATACAAGAAAGCAACAAAAAATTGAATTGGAAAACCTTGAAAATGATTTAGCTGAAATAGGAATAGCAGCATTTAGAGAAAGATTCTCAAGAGAAGAAAAAGAACGTAGGTTGAATCTTGAAAAAATTACTCTTGATATACGTGATGCTAAACAAGAACGTGATGCTGATATTGAAAGGTTTAATAATAGAGCTAAAGCACAAGATAGAGAATTTAACGATGACGAAATAAAAGCAATTGAGGAACATCGTGATAAAATATTAACATTGGAGCGTGAAAGATTTGAGGAAGAGAGTTTTATTAGTGCTGGTGCATATTTGGAAGAATTGACAGACCTTAAAAATAAAAACATTAATGTAGAGGTAGAAACAAAACGTTTTCAATTGGAACAAAGAAAAACAGAGGCTAATCACCAAAAAGAGGTAAAAGAAATTGTTGAAAAAGGTTCGGTTGATATAAAAGAAGAACGTGATAAATCGTTTTTGAATGAAGAAGAAGCAAAAGAAATTCTTGATGTTTCAATTGAAGCTTTTAGAAGTGTTTATGATGCTTATGTCAATTATCAAAATGCAATCGGTCAAGCAACTATTGATGCTTTATCTGAACAATTGGCGTTTATTGATACTGCAATTTCTGAAACTACAAGTAAAATTGATAGTCTTGAATCTGATTTAGCAGGTAAAAGGTCTGGAAGACGTGAAGCTCTCCTAAGAGGTATTGAAATTGAAAGAGCAAGAGAAGAAGAGTTGACTGAACGTAGAATCAAACTGCAACAAGATTTAGCTAAAGAGGAAAAACGTCAAAGCCAACGTAGAAAAGCAGCAGCTATTTCACAAGCATTGATAAATGGTGCTCTTGCGATTACAAATATATGGGCAAATAACACTTTACCATATCCAGCAGCAGCTATTTATAATGGGATACAAACTGCTGCAACGGCTGCAATCACAGGGTTTGAAATTGCTACAATTGAAGCACAAACATTCGGTAGAGGTGGTTTTATAGACTTTGGTAAATCACATGCTCAAGGCGGAGTTCCTGCTGTTGTTAACGGTCAAACTCCTGTAGAGATTGAAAAAGGTGAAGCTATCATAAATAAGCATTCAACAGCAATGTATAAACCTCTTTTGAGTGCTATTAATGAAGCTGGTGGAGGCGTTAAATTCGCAAGGGGTGGAATACCTTCTGCAAACTTTGATATGATGGCACAGACGCTCTCAAGACAAGATATTAGCCAATTAGCTTCTCTTGCAAACCAACCTATATATGTAAATGTTACAGATATTGCAAATGTACAAGCAAGACAAGCAGAAGTGACAAATATTACTTCAATTTAGTAAAAAGGTGACACATAATGTGTCACCTTTTCTTATTTGTGTCATATTTATATTAAAAATGTTATGTTAAAAAGTAAAACTAAAGAAGAACTACTTGATATGTCATATGATTTAATTGCATTCAATCAAATTATGACGGAATGTTTTAATATGACGTTTATAGACAAATTAAAATCATTTTTAAAAAAAGAACGAACTATGACAAAAGAAGAATTAATCAAATCACTTGAATATATTAACCTGTATGAAGATAGAAAGATGCCAGTTTTGAAATATAAACTACATATTAGTGTTTACAGTAAAAATGCTGCGTGTCGCTCTTGTTCAGGTTCAAACAATATTAACAACATCCATAGAAAATTCCAAACAAGAGTTTTTTCAGAAATTAAAAACAATCATCCTGATATTATTTCATATGATTTTAATCTTAAATCAGGAAAATATTCTAAAACTACACTTGAATATCAATACTACCCTTACTATGCACTATACGAAGTAATCCAAAAAATGAAGAATGATTTGGTTAAACTTAAAAGAAAAGGTTATGTGGAAGAGGTGAAAAATATGGAAAATGATATATCTACAATGGTGCAATTTGTAACATATAGAAAAACAATTTCACAAGAGAAACCTAAAAAAGAATCACAAGAAATATCACCTAAAATGAATACAAATGATGATGTTCAAGAAACAGAGGAAGTAGTTGATAATCAAACGGTTGCGGTTGCTTCTAATGGTATTAGAGTACAAAAAGAGACAGTAGAATCTCTTGTGGTTTCCAAAGATGAAAATACTAATGAAGATAATTTTCCACTTGAAAAAATGCAAAAATCAAAAAGTACGGCACTACCTGAACTACCACAAAAGACTAAAAAAGAGTTCTCACCTGAATTGGGACTTCAATTGAAACTTCAAGGTTATTCAGTAGTAAAAATTGCTAAATCATTTGGAATGTCAAGACAATATGTTAGTAAAAAAATTAACAACTACAAAAAATCCTTAGAATCAGAGAATCAACCGAATAATAAATAAAGCAAATTAGTGGAACTTGTTGATATATAAAAGTGTGAAAATTAACATTTTTATATATTTGTCTCATATTTATATAAAAAAGAGACAATATGCAAATATCAACAAAAGGAATATTAAACAAAATCAATGAGTTATACTATTGTAGTAGCAAAAAAAGAAGTGTACCAGTGCAACAATTGATTAGAAATCACAATATAAAGAGCAAAAGACATTTAATAGCAGCAATAGAATATCATTCGACTCACAGGTGTTCATGTGGAGTAACATCAAAAGGGACAATTGAGGATTTCGCAAGAAACTTATGGGTTGCTTATCAAGATTATGAAACAAAGACTCAAAAGAAATATGGTAAAACTCATGAGGATTGTTTAATATTCATTAGAAATTTATTTGTAGATTTGAGTTTGAAAGGTAATTCAATGGAAGAAAAAGCAAAGACTCTTTTGAATTCAATGGGAATCAATTGTGATATGTCTACAGAATTGGAAGATTTTAAATATGCAGTAGATTTAATTGTCACAAATGGGGATACAACATTAGGGGTTCAAGTGAAGCCAAAGAGTTACAAATTATTTGAAAAGAATCATCCAATTGTACAACAAAATATTCAAAAGAATAACAAATATCCTCATGAAGTGGTATACATATATTATGATGCGTCCCCATATGATAAATGTGAATCTTTTGAAGGAATAGAAAATATAATAACAAAAATGAAATAATTATGGCAAGATATTACACCAGTCCACATAAGAAAAATAAAGTTATAGATGAATTGTGGAAAATAGTTGTGGACTATAATAAAGGTAAAGATGGAGTTAACGCAACTCATAAAATAAATGCAATTTTAGCAATCAACAAAATGTTAGGTTATAACGAAGCTGAAAAAACAGAATCAACAATCAAAGATATGACAATTAAACTTAAATTTTAATCAAATGAATATAGAACTTACAATCGAATTATCTGATAAGCAGAAGAGTATTTTTAATGATTGCGTTGAAAGTATATATGACTATATTGTTACATCTTGTGGGCGACAAGTGGGTAAGACGAGCGTAGCTCAAATAACAAGTTTTCAGTGGGCAGTTTCAAGAGCAAACGTTAATGTAGGTTTCTTCTTGCCCACTTATAAACAATGTAAAAACGTATTCAAAAGAATGAAGAAGATGCTTCAGGATATGTTGAAAGAATCACTTGTAAGTTTTGTAGCCCAACCTGAGTTCTGTATAACTTTCTACAATGGTTCAACAATACAATTTTTCACAGCAGATAATGATAACTTTAGAGGATACACATTTGATTATTTGATATGTGATGAAGCATGTTTTATTCGTGATGAAATTTGGGGTGTTTTACAACCAACAATAGCTGTAGCGTTATCTCGAAAAGAAAACAAAGGTAAAATATTGTTATTGTCAACACCTAAGACTAAAAACTGGTTTTATGGCTTTGTGAATTCTGAAAGTAAGAATGTTAAAGTATATAAATTCACATCACAAGAAGGTGGAATAATCTCAAAAGAAGTTATAGAGGACATCAAAAGTAGAACTCCTGATGCTATTTTTAAAAATGAATACCTTGGAGAATTTCTTGATGCTGGTAATGGGCTGTTTAGATATTTGCCATGTATTAAGGAGGTGGTAAACACTCAAGGCGTTGTAGCAGGTTTAGATTTAGGTACAAAGGACGATTACACCGTTTTGACTATAATGAATAGACAAGGACAATTGATAGCTTTAAAAAGGTATAAAGATTTAGATTACGATGTCATTTTGAAATCTGTAATTGTTGAATTAAAAAGATATGGTAAACCTTTGGTACACATAGAAACCAATGGAGTTGGTCAAATGCCTTATGAATTTATGAAAAAATCATATGGAAAAGTTAAACCTTGGGTGACTACTGTTAAATCTAAGAATGATATTATTCAAAAATTAATCCTTGACTTTAATACTGAAGAGATTACAATCTTAGACAATGGAGATTTAAAAGATGAACTTGATAACTTCACAGTAGAATGGGTTAAAGGTAATCCTAAATATGGTGGTTCTAATGGGTTTCACGATGATTGTGTAATGAGTTTAGCCATTTGTAATTTTAATAGACCAGCTAAAGTGCAATCGAAAGCAACAAATATAAAGAAAGTTAAAAGAAAACTAATGTGATTTTTTAACGTGTAACCTGTTCAAGGCTGTCAGGTCTTGTAACCTGTTCAAGGCTGTCAGGTCTTGTAACCTGTTCATGGCCTCACAGGACATGTAGACAAAGTTTTAACAATTATTAAAGAAAGTACAAATAGTTTACAAAAAAAG